CCCTTGCCGCTCTCGAAACCGCGCATGAGGGCATCGGTGAGCGAGCGGTTGATTTCGTCGGTGGTTTTGTTCCATTCGTCGGCGTAAGCATGGCTGATCGCCGCCGCGCTTTGCGCCGCCCTCAGTTCATCGAGCTTCACCCTGTCTTCTGCAAACTGCGCTTGTGAAATCTCGCCAGCCTTGAGTTGCTTTTGCAGATCGAGCAGCTTCTTGTCGTACTCAAGCTCCACCTTGCGCAACGCAACCGCCTTCGCCCGCTCCTGCGAAGTAGCCCCCATCAGCGACAGCGATTCCTTGTCAAGCGCAAGCTGATCCTTGGCCGCCTGAATCTGCTTGTCAATCCCGTCAGTCCACTGCTGGTTGTTGAGCGCCTGCATGGCGGCAATGTCTGCCTTCTTGGCATCGACCATTTCACTGGTAACTTTTACCCACCTGCCGCCAAGCTTGATTTCCGCGTCCATGACTTGCGCGGCCTTCATTCTGGTGAGCAACTCCTGCTCAACCACAATCTTGCTCTTGCCATGCGCGTCAATCTGCGCCTGCAAGTTCTCCGTGTTCTGCTTGGTGCTTTCGAGCCACTTCTGAGCCACCGCATCTGCTTTCTTGCGCTCGACAGCCTCATCACTGATCGCCTTATTGGCTTTTTCCTGATTGATGATCGCCTCTTTTTTGGCTACATCCTGCTCCATAACCCTGCGAGTGGCCTCGGTAAGCGCCTTGCCCTCCATGTTGATGTTATTGGCAAGGCGATCTTTGATGGTAATCAGGTCTTTTTCTGTCTTGGTGAGCTTCTCAACTTCTCCACCAGTGGATTGCAGTTGCGCGTACTCTGCTTTTAGTTGGTTCAGGTAATCATCGTCGCGCCGCAGCGCGCTTTCTTCCGGTGTCGAGCGCGCAACGCCAGCTTTTTTCTGCTTCCTAGAAAACGCATCATTGATGCCGTTTACAGCCTGCAAGTATCTGTTCATGGCCTCGACTTCTTCATTCGACACGTCAAGACCCTTGGCCTTTTTTTCGTTGATGCCATCGAGGACTTTTTGGTATTTCTCTGTGACTTCGGCTATCGATATGCTCGTTTTAAGCGCGTCACTTTCGTACTTTGCGGCGGCTTGCGCAAGTCCGGTGTAGTTTTCGTTGAACTCGTTTTCTTTCCTGTCATTATTTGCTTTTACCTGCGGCGCTTTGTTCTTTTCCTGCAAATCGCCTATTTGCCTGTTGATGTCTTCAATCTGCTTTGCGAGCTGCTCGCGTCTTGAGCCAGGCATCCAGTTCCAGGCGGAATTTTCCAGCGTCTTCCTGAGTTCCTCGCGCTCCTTGACAAGAGCGTCAACCAGTTCCTGTCCTTCTTTTGCCCTTCCAAGTCCCATCATGTCATTCCATGCGAGCCTTGCCCCAAGGGCCAATTGATTCCACGCCCTTTCAATAAGCCCAAGGTTCTCCTTGACTTCAGCCACGCGCTGCTTTGTCGAATCCGCGTAGGTTTCTTGCGCAAGCCTGGCAGCTTCTGTCTTTTGGCCCTGTTCTTCAAGCGCCTTGATCTGGTCGTAAATCGCCGCCGTGAGGTAGTGGTGCTTCTCGGTAAGTTTCAGGCTGGCCTGCAAAGGCTCTTTGGCAAGGTCGGCGAACTGACTTGCGGTTTCGCTGACGGATTGGCCGGTGACTTTGGCTACGTCCACCGCGATGGTGGCGAACTGCTGCAAGTTGGCTCCGGCCACGGCGCCGGACTTGGCGATGGCGGTGAGCGCCTCGACCGCATCGCCGCGCGAGCGGCCAGTTTGCGCGATGGCCGATGCCATGCCCTGCAACTGGCTGGCCGTGGTTCCGGCGACGTTGCCGCTCATGATGAGCGCCTTGTTGAACTCGCCGAACTCTTTGCCGCCTTTGTAATAGGCATACGCCAGCACGCCAAGCGCAGCCGCCACGCCGCCGACAATAGGCCCCAATGTCATCAACCCAGTGGCAAAAACCCGCGCCTGCTGCAAATTCACGCCAAAGGCTTTACTCGTTTGCGTCAGCGCAAGGCGCATCAACCCATGCTGCCTTGTCAAGCCGCCCGCCGCGACTTCCGATTTTTTGAAGGCTTCCGTTGAATTTCCGAGCAACTGCGCCATTTCTTGAGCGGCAACGCTCATGCCGCGCGATTCAGCGATATAGGCCGCATACTCGCCACGGGTCGAGCTGACCCGCATCGCCTCATCAGCCAGAGACTTCAGATACTTTTGCTCGCTCAAAGTGAGCGACTGAATAACCAGGTCGAGGTCACTCAACTGCTTGGCGGCGGCATTGGCCGCGCTTGCCGTCCCGCCAATGCTATGCGCGACCTTCCCGGTTTTCTCGCCCACCTCGCCAAGCCCGGCAGCCGCCCGCGCTCCGCCGCTGCCAAGCGTATCCAGACTCTTGCCGGTGCGCTTTACGGATTCTTCAATCCCATCAATCGACTTGCCAGCAGCCTCTCCCCTGGCCGCCAGATCATCGAGCGCGGCCCCGGCCTTCTCGACACCACTGGTATCCGCCGCAAAGCCTATTGATGCAATATCGTCAGACATGATCTACCACCAACGCACGGCATGAACAAGGTAGCCGAAACCGAACATGGCAACGACCGCCAGAATTGCCCACAGCAGGCGCATGACGCGCTTGCTGCTTTCAAGAAATTCGAGCACTTGAAGCACCTCTTTCGATACGCTAAACTTCATGCACTTCCTCTCGTTGCTTGTCTCAACGGGCAGAAACAGAAGCCCCCGCGCTGCATCCAACAGCCGGGGGCTTCGCCTTTACTCCTCGCGCTGCTCTGCAATCACGGCCAGCGCCTCGCCTTCCATCACTTGCAGGTCGGCGAACAGTTCATCGGCCTTGTCACGCGGCAGTCTCAGCGTGCGAATGAATGCAAGCACAGCCGTGTAATCCAGCCCGGTAGCTCCATTCATGCCGACTCGCCACTGAGTACGAAGCCGCCAGAACACGTCATAGGCCAGCGCGTTCTCCGGCCAAATCGTGAACTCTTGCGCTTGCGCGAGCGCGAAAAGATCGACTCCGACAACGAATGGGAGCTTTTCAGGCTCCCGCTCGTACATCGCCCGCGCAAGCTCTTTCAGTTTCCCAGTTTGCCGTCCCGGCAGGCGTTCGAGTAGGCTTCCGTGATCGCCGCACACGCCGACGGGTACTCATTGCACAGCCGCCGCACATTGGCCTCGTTGAGCGCGTCGCTGAGTTCCCAGGACTCAAGAGCCTTCATCAAAAACAGGGTGTTGGCTTTCAGCACAGCCTCGACAATCTCTGTCACCGTCCGGCCATCGGTGAGGTTGCCGTCTTTATCCGCAACCATCCTGTCATCGGGGCATTTCACAATTGCCGCCGATTCCTCGTTCAGTGCCGCAAGTTCCTCGCGGTTACGGTAGCGGAAAACCACCGCGATGCTTTGGCTCACACCATCGAGCGTCTTGAAACTGACGGTGCGCGTGATCGTTTTGGGCGGGGCGCCGAATGCAAATTTAGCCATGTTGACCTTTCGTTTGGACGAAAAAAAACCGGCACCGCATGGCATGCGGAAGCCGGTTGCCTGAAGCCGGAACCAAAGCCGTTCAGCTCTGGTATCCGACAAACTTTCCGAGCAGCGAAACCGAGGCGCTGATCTGGTTGACCTGCCCCTTCGTCAAGTTGGGCATCTCGTTGGCCGCCACGTACCCGTAGCCATAGCCCACCTGCCCGCCCGCCATCACGAACTTGAACGCCCGCCGTTGCAGCGTGCGCGAAGCCGCCACCAGCGCCTGATAGCCCGGCAGCGACGGGTCATAGCCAATCTGGAACGTCAGCGTTTGGGCGTTGAAGCCCACGGGCACTTGAATCGAGTTGCGCTGCGCCAGAGGGTCAATCGTCACGAACTTCGGGTCACCCCCGCTGCTGCTCACGGTCAGCGTCTGCCCGATTTCCACCCACTGAATCACATTCTGCGCAGTCCCTGCGCCACCGCCCGGCGGGTAGAAGTTCTCGTCAGTCGTGTCAATCGGAATCGTCCCGCCCAGCGTGATCGAATCCGACGTGAACTCGCTGGGCTTGTACACCGTATTCGTCAAATCTTCCCAGCCAGACATCACCAGAATCTCGTCGCCATCGACAAACATGTTCGTGGCGGACAAGACCGTGGGCGCCGCATTCGTCGCGCCCGTAATATCCACGGCATCCCCGAACTCCGTTCCAAGAAAAAACCGCGTACCGTCGGCAAAATTCCAAGCCATGATGTTTCCTTTCGGTAGAAAAAAACCGCCCGAAGGCGGCGATTTCTGCGAAGGAAATGGCCGGTGCGTCATGCGAGTTACCGGCCCCGTGGCAGTTGGAATGTGGCAGGCATTCAGTAGGCGGCCTGCGAGCGCCAGTCATCATTCAGCGGCCCTGTCTGGCTTCATCAAGCCATCGTTCCGCCGCGCTGATAATCCCCTTGCCAAGGCGAATCAGCGCCTCGACAAAAACAACCGTGGAAAGCTTCATGTGTTTTCTTCCGCCGCATACCTGCAACTGACCGGCACGCTGTACCAATCCGGCTCCTGAACAGCAGGCTTTGCCGTCATCGGCGTCATCACCAGCACGCCAAGCCCGCCGCTATCCATGCGCAACATCGCCGGGAACAGCAAATCGAGCGCCCCAGCCAGCATTTCCGCCCGGCCAGCGCCAACGCCAGGCGGCGTAAACACGCTCACATGAAACACCCCACGGTAACTGCGGTTATCCCCGGCAAGATCGCGCGAAACCGTCTCGCCCGGCATCAAAAACGCCCGCAAATGCTCCCCGTCCGGCAGGCCGGCCCCCACGTTCTGCCAAACCACCGGCAGCCCCTCATGGTCAGCCCACCCGGCCAGACGCGACTCGAAAGCCGCCCTGATACGCGCCTGACTCATGCCTGGGCCTCGCGCAGCGCCCGGTTGAAATGCGCCTCGAAATTCACAAGCGTCACCTTCACCATCCCGTTCGGAGCCTTCTTGCTCCACCCGTTCTCCAGCCGGTACGCATAGGGAAGCGAATTCGTGATGAACATCGTCTCTCCCGGTTTCCATGAGGCAACACCGGTAGTAATCGCGTTCAGCGAATCCGCGCCCGACGTTCCAGGCGAACGGCTGGCGTCATAGTTGATCGCATTGACTCCGTACTGCCAGTTGTTTTTGAAGCGCCCGGTATCGACAGGCGACATCTCCACCATGCTCGCGCCCAAATCCAGCACCGTCTTGCGCACCGCCATCTCAATGGCCGCCTTCTTGCGCTCGGCCATCTGGCGCAATTGCTCGCCAAGACTTGCCATCACGCCCCCCTGGCCTGCACGTCGTACAGCACCACCGTACCGGCTGGCGCGAGCGTTGAAACGCGCACAGCGGACACGCTGGCCCCATCGGGCAGCACAAACACGCTTCCAACCTGCGGAGCCTGCGCCACGTCAGGGGCCACCAGCAAGCGCCTGTCGCCAGCCTGCACCAGAGTGCCAGCCAAGTCTTTGAGCGAGTAATCCAGCACGGCCACGGTACACGGGTAATCCGCCCACGTCGCCGCCATGCTCGCCGTTTCCGGGTCGTATTTCTCGCCAGATTTGACGCGCATGGTGGCCGCAGCGCCGAACCGGGTCAGCAGCCGCTTTGCCGTGGCGGCAGGGCGCGAGTAGTCGTAGCTCATCCGCGCACCAGCTTCACGGTAAACGCGCCATCGGTCAGGCCGCGCAGCAGGTCATCGATCACGGGAAACCTCATGCGCCCCCCGTTTCCAGGCTGCGCGTAGGTAGTGGAGATTTGCCCCACGGTTTCGCTCACCACCGCCTGCGGGTCAATGTCGGCATACAGCGCCCCGGCTGATGCTCGAAGCGCAGCCTCGGCAGTCGCCGCCTTGACGTTGACGTGAACCGGGTCGATGAACTCCGGCAGCACCCGGCGGCCCAGGATGTACTGCGTAGCCTGCCGCAGCGCCGCTTCCTTGGCTGGCTGTTGCAGTCCAGCCCACGCCGGATGCCCAAGATTCGCGTGGTAAGCGTCGGAAAAATCCACGCTCGCCAGCGAATCAAAGCCATCGTCAGGCGCAACGATCAGGGCCATGCGTCACCCCTTCGGCGGGCGACCGCGCCGGGTTGCGGTCTTGCCTGCTTGCTGGCCGGCATTCCCATCGACCAAGGCAGGCGGCTCGCCGCCTGCATCGGCTTCCAGTGGCGGGTTCAGGTAGTCCGCAGGCATGAACGCGGAGTCCACCACCTTATAGCCCGCAGCGCGAATCCGATCGACTTGCTCCGCCGCCACCGGGTGTCTCACGTAATAGACAGACTTGGTTTTTTCCATCGGTTTCTCCAAAAATGAACGGGGCCGCGCTGGCCCCGTTTCATGTTGCAGGCCATCACGCCTGGCCGACAGCCATCACGCCGGCGGTGTGCTTGATGGAAGTCGCCACCTTCTTCCAGTTGGCCCCGGTTCCCAGGTCGGCATCGCTCGGAGACTTGCCGCCGTTGGCTTCATCCCATGCGTAGCCGTGCAGGCCAAGTCCGAAGGTGTAGTCCACTTGCAGAGTCGTTTCGATGCGCTCCTTGCCGTTGCTGGTTTCGATGTTCGACACCAGGTCGCGGCTGTCATGCACCGTCGCAGCCCCAGCCACCAGCGACAACACGCGGCGCTTGGCTGGAACAGGCTCCGAGCCAGAGACCGCCGCGCTGAACAAGGCCGGCGCGTCCGTAATGACCGAGATGCGGCCCAGAATGTCCACAACCCGCACATTGCCCGCGACGAACAACTTGTTATCGTTGGAAATGTTCTGGCCGATGAACGTGTGATACGCCATGCCATCCATCACGCTCGCCACCAATTGAGCCGACTGGTCGCCAAACAGCGCATGGCTTTCATTGACCGCAAGATAATCAACCTTTTTGGTCGCCGACACATCCGCAACGGTCGCTGCGCCCTGATTGCCGATAGCCGCAACAAGGCCAAGAATTGCCGTGTTCAATTGATCTTGCAGCAAAGTCTCCGCGAAACTGCGCGAAGCCATCTCGATACCCTCTGCGGTAGGCTTGTTCAGCCAGGTCATTTGCGACGGCTCGAAGCGCACCGGCCCAAATCCGCCAGCCACCTTCACGGTGGAATGCTTCAACTGGGTCAAATCGGTAGGCGTCACGGCGCCATTGGCCGCGTAGCGATCCACGCGCCGGCGCGCGCCCTGAAGAGCCGCGTAAAACGACTGCTGGAGAAAATCGCCATCGAAACCTTCCGTAGTCAGAAGAATCGCGTTGCCGGAAGCGGCATTGAACTGGTTGACCATTTGCGCCAGCGTTTCAATGGTCGCCGGCATGATGTACTGGTCGAACACCTGCATTTGCGAGAGAGACATGATTTACCTTTCGGAGATGGATGCCCTGACGGGCGGTTTTTCAAGTGTTGTCAGGGCATCCACCCTGGTGCTCCAAACTCATTCCTGAGCCTGGCAGGTTTCAGGATCAGGCTTGCGCCAAATCCTTGAATTTCGAGTTGATGGCGGCGATGCGCTCTTGCTTGCTGCCGCCGAAATTTCC